TAGATTTTACTGTGAATTCTTTTAGCTTTTGTGCGCCTCTTTGTTCTGCTTCGTAAAAAAACTTTGATGTATCAATCTGATTTTTTTGGTCTTCGCTTCCTCCAGCCTGAACTTCTCTTAGTTTAACTACAGACTCCGCTGCTTTTTGTGCGCCAACTTCTATTGCTTCAAATGCAACGGTTATTGCTTCCGTGTTAAATTCCGACGCTGCAAGCTCATCTAAATCATGTTTTAATTTAAAAAGAATGCTTGTAGTAGCCAAAGGATTTGTAATTGCATCTCTTAACGCCAAAAATGTTAATTTTGTGCTAGTTACGCTTTTTCCTAATTCAAAGAAAACCTTTCTTACTGAGATATAGGCTTCAACTAACTTTTTGGCTACTCTTTGTCCTATGTTTCCAAATTCAGCGTTATTAATTGCGCTTTGCCTGAAAAGATTTGCTACATATTCGATAAGTGGGGAAAAGGTTACTGCCAACTGATTTCCTAAGCCTGTGAATACTTTTTTAGCTTGGGTAACTGCGTCATTTGCTGCTTCTATTTTTGCTGCATCTATATCTGATATCGTTAACCCTAACGCTTCTGCTTCTGCTGCATATTCTTTTAATGCTTCGCTGCCGCCAGCTAGCGTGTTTACAAGTGCAACACCTTCTGAATCAAACAGCTTCATCGCTAGCCGCACTCTGTCTGCTTGCGACTCTACATTCTGCATGGCATCTGCCACGATATTCATCTGTTCGTCTAGCGGAAGTCTTTCTAGCTCATAGGCATTTATTCCAAGCTCTTTTAATGCCTTAACAGCCTCACCTGTTCCCATCGCCGCCTCGGACACTCTTCTAGTCATCCGTTGCAAAGCCATATTCATGGTTTCTGTAGACACGCCAGTAAGCTCTGCGGCTAATTGCAGCCCTGCTAAAGCCTCAGTGGTTGCGCCTATTTTGTTTGCTGTTTTAGTGAGATTGTCGATAGAGGTCATCGACATCTTGGTTAACGCTACTGTTGCTGCAGAGGCTACTGTTACAAATGCAGCTCCTATTTTGGCGACTTTGGTGACAGTTCCTAGCGCAACCTTTCCAATTCCAAGCATCCCAGCTTTAACAGAACCGAAAGCTCTCTTGGTTTTATCATTCGCTACAATGTCAATTACTACATCATTTGCCATTCTTGTCTGCCTTCATTTGAAACCAAGCTAGCCAGCCTTGATATTCGCGTACATCCATTTGCAAGATTTCAGCGACAGTTTTGTGCAGATGCTCGGCTAGAAAATAGGCAAATTGCAAATCACTGTCGCTCTTTAGTTTCCCTCAATGTCCTCTGCTGTTGGGTCGCCTTGGTTAATTTGATTAACTATCTCAGCTAACACATCAGGGTCGGTTTGCCGCATAAGCTCGCTTTTTTCTACCTTGCGAAATATCGGCTTTCCTTCTTCATCGATTAGTCGATAAATAATAGTCAGAACCATAGCCTCGGCAGACTTGCCGCTGTTGGCAGCCTCCATAACTTCGCCCAATCTCTGCAAAGACATAGCTGGCTTAATGTAAGCTGTGGTGTCCCATTCTGGGATTTTTATTTCCCTCGGTTCTTCCGACAGCTTGTTCTGATAGTGTGCCTTAGCTTTCTCTAAGACCGACATTTAAACGGTCGCTGTCGATAATGCGCCAGTTCCTTGAACGCCTATTGAAGCTTCTACCATTCCATCAAATGAGCCGCTTTTTGAGTGGCTTGTAACTAAAGCAGTTCCGCTGTAATAAACATCGCCTGACGATGCACCTTCTGGATAGAAGTTAAGCGTCACACTACTTCCAACGCTTAAAGCAACCTGTCCATTAGTGTCTGTTTCATCCCACCAGCAGTCTATCGTTCCTGACCAGCTTGTTAGTCCAGCCACATAAGTTCTTGCAGCATCACCCATTCCTGTGTCTTCTATCGTGTCGCCTGTTTGCTCTATTGAATAAGAGCGCACTTCAGCGACAGTATTAGTTGCCACCTTAACAACTCCTTCACTACCTGTATGAGTCGCCATTTAGTCTTCCTCCTTCTCTGATTTATCTTCGGCTTTCTTTGGTGCTTTTTTGCCCGCAACTTTCCAGCCCATTTTTTCCATGTTTTCAACTTGCGAAGGGTGACACTCTATCTCTCCACCCGAATCAGTTGTCATCTTAGTCATTTTCATTACGCTGTCCCTCTTGTGAAACGATATAAGCATTGTACCGTTATGATAACCCCTCCAACTGGTTCGATGCTACCATCATCAGTTTGAATAGATATAACTTGGGTATCTAAAGCATTACCGCCTCTTGTTCTGTCAGCGTCTAGCTTTTCCTCTATCCCTTCAATCAATTTATTTTTTGCAGTATCGATTGCTTTATCTTTTATGTAACAGACTAAATCATAATTTATTGTTCCGGCTCGCTTAGTTAACGATCCACCTATTGTCTGGTCTTCTCTGTTCTCTGTTGTTGTGCTAACCAAAACCGCTGGGAATTGGGCATTACTTAGTCTTTCAAAATCAAAAGGCTCTCTGGTTACATAGCAAATCTTGACAGGCTCTGTTACATCTTTAAGCGTAGTGACTAGGTTCTTGGCTATGTTTTCCCTGACACTCATTCAACGCCTCGCAGCAGCCGCTTTCTATAAGTGTTCCTAAGTGACTCTTCTTCTTTTGTGTTAAATCCAAAAAACGGCCTTGTTTGTTGATTTTTTTGCGCCTTCGCTGATTCTGTTGCTGAGTTGAAAAATATCTGGCCTTTCTTGTTTGTAGCTTTGGCTTGTATAGCCCCAATCATATTTCCTGTTAATTGAAGGTCTGGCTTTGTTCCTCTACTCTTTTCAATCCTAGTTTCTTTGTAGGACTCGGAGTAAGGCTTAAAAGCCCCGCCCTCGTAACTCACGCCTTTTGTAGTTCTTTTTACAATTTTGTTAACGCCTTCCTGCGCTGCTGCCAAGAAAGCTAGACGTTTATTTCCATCAATTTTCTTTTGCACCTTTTCAGACACTTTAGGCATTTTGATATTAATCTGAACATCCATTAGCGGGTCAGGTATCCACTTCCGACATAAGCTTTTTCTGCTTCTGATACGCTTCCGTCTTCATCAGCATCATACTCAACGCCGTCTTGAAAGATTGCGTTTATTTCTTCCAAATACATCTGCTTGTAAAAAGCAATCATGCTCTGGAATCTATCGCTATCAGTCCAGTTGGTGAGTTTGGGCAAAGCATATTTCCAAAGCACTAGATAAGCGTTAGCTTTTGTCCATTGGGTGCTTGTAAGAAGTGTGGCGTTCATTTCGCCAGATATGCCTTTGCGATGCCACCACTGGTTACGAATTTCTCTCGTCAGTTCAGCCTCTGCAATAGCATGCTCATCCATGAAGCCGTCAATCCCGAAATCGAGAATGTCAGGCACCACGGTTAGTAAATCTGCATCCGTAGAAAATGCCATATAAGACTCCTATGTAGAGAATGCCCCTCCTGAGAGGGGCGTGCGCTAGCTGTACAAAGCTCCGTTAGGAGTTATAGTGCAGCGTCAAACAGCATCTCTACGCCGTAGGTGTCTTCTAGCTCTCCGACTCCGTATATGGCAGTAGCATTCAACTCCCAGCCCCTGAGTGACGCATCACGCTGTCTCTCAATCTGGAAGTCTCGCTTCATCGCTAAGGCAAGAGCTTCTCTGCTAAATACGCCAGCTTTCGCATCATCAGAGCCATCTATTGAAATCAAGCTAGACTCATAGATGTCGATACCAGCCAGTGTTCCGCAGTAGCCATTAACCATAGCTTCGTTTTGCTTTACGCCGCCATTCGGATTGGCAAAGGTGTTAGTTAAGCCAGCTTTAACAGCGTAGGCTTGATAAGGATGAAGTACGGCAAACATATCGCCCTGAGCTTTGTTGGTTCTGAGGGTTGCTGCCGCTTTGAATATGTCTGCAACAGTGATTTCTGTTCCAGCTGATCCAAGTGCAGTGCTAAATCCATCAAACAAAGCAAGAAGGTCTGTGTCTATCTTGGTAGCAATAGAGTTACCAAGCACAGTTCCTAATTCGTTTGCTGGGTCGCCAGCTCCCATAGCAGCCATGTCAGTGAGAACCACTT